AATTATTTTAATGAAGACACAATTTATTATCAAAGTAATGGAATAGGTGTACAACGTGCGTATTTTGAAAATGTCAAACACGAAATCGAAAAGCTATGAAATGGAAACTAACTTATTTAGTCGGATCTAAAGCCGTCGAAAGCTGGGTTTTAAATTCGCAAAGCCTAGCGTATTGGAAAAAAATGGACTTACTAGCAACGGGAAATTATGAACTTGGAAAATTTAAAGTAGAACAAATATGAACAGACTAGCACTAATAAACGAACTTATAGAAAAATACGGATTACTTGACAAGTCCAGAAGACGCGACGTACTTTTTAAACGTTATTACCTTTACAACGAATTTCGCACGTGTGGGCTTAGCCTTTCGCAGATTGGCCGTATTTTTAACAAGAACCACGCTACAATTTTACACGGGTTACGCGTTCACAAAGACTTAACTAGTTATCGAGACGTTGACTACTTAGCCGAGACGTGCGCGCTTCAAGCTTACTTAGACGGCGCAGAGTTACCAGACATATCGAAAGTGTTTAAGACGCAAAAAGACTACGACATTAAGGTCGACATACTAAAGGCGCACAATTTACAAGCGTTTAAACGTATTCAAAGACGTGTTAAAATGGGTTTTTATGAAGAAATTTTAGAAGACGAGCAACTTATTTCGAGTTAAAGCGTTATATTTGTAACTGGTTCGCTCTCACACCATAGAACCTAAAGGTATTATTAACCCTTGTAATGAAGTAGATGTGAGAGCCTACGGATTTGCGAGGGTTTTTTTATTACTAAAAATTACAAAATGAACGAAATTTATTTTAAATGTCAATTTAATGACAAAGACCAAATGATTGTTTCTAAGGGTGAATTTATTTGCTTTGAAATTATTGAGGGCGAAGAATCAAAAACGTGTTGCATTGATATTAAGCAAGCATACACATTAATAAAAACTTTAGAAAGTTTTAGCAATGAGTAAAGAGCTGCCATTTTTTAAGTTTAACGCTACTGAATGGATCACGGGCAATATTAGCTACGAATCATTTGAGTTGCAAGGCGCATTTATTAGTGTGTGCGCGGAATACTGGAATAGAAATAACGACCTAACCATAGATGACGCTAAGCTACGCTTAAGAAACGCTACAATAGTCGAAATTTTGATTGAAAAAAAATATTTAAAGACGAAAAAAAATAAAATTGTAATTTCGTTTTTGGATAAAGAGCAAAAAGAAATCGAGTCTAAACGCTTGAAACTCAGTGAGTCGGGTCGTAAGGGTGGCTTAAGCAAGGCTAAAGCGACGCTAAAGCAAGGCTCTAGCATTAAAGAAGTAGATAAAGAAGAAGAAAAAGATAATAAGAAAAACCCCGCAACTTTCGATAGTCGCAAAAGAACTTTTGCTAATTCATTGGCTTTTTATTTAGAAACTTATGGTAAGGAAATGATTAGGGAATTTTACGACTACTGGACAGAACACGGCGAACATGACAAAAAAATGAGGTTTGAAAAACAAAGTAGCTTCAACCTAGAATTAAGGCTAAAACGTTGGAATAAAAATGTTCAAGAACGTAACAAACCAAAAGTAAATTTACCAACTGAAATTTGGGAGGGCTAAAAATGTACAAAAGACTAACAGACTTAAACGCCGAAATGTTCGCCGTTCGTCAACAAGTAGACGTAAGGGGTAAGTCCGTGGGTTGGGATTGGGATATGTTACCCTTTACAATCAAAGAAGGAACTACGACGTACATAGGCGCTGCGCCAGCAAGCGGAAAAACGGAACTATGGTTTGAGTTTCTTATAAACCTTTCGTGTTTGCATGGTTGGAACCATGTAGTATTTAGTCCTGAAACAGGAAGTAGTGCGGAAATATTCGCCGAACTTTGCTACAAGTACATAGGAAAGCCATACGTTCAAGGTAAAAACTCAATGACCAACGGAGAACAAATAAGCGCCGAAATGTTCGTTAACCAGCATTTCATTGTAATTGATCCCATAGACGAAGACCTAACTATCATGAAATTTTACGACCTAGTAGACGAAATTGAACGCAAAGAAGGTATTAAAATACATACCACTACTATCGACCCGTGGAACGAGTTAACCGAAGAACTTATAGCCTCCGACTTAGGACGCGAAGACAAGTATTTGAGCCGTATTTTAGGACTAGTTCGTAAGAACGCACGTAAAACAGGCCGCCACAACTGCGTAATTAACCACGTTAGAGACCAACCTATGGTAACTTCTAAAACAATTGCGGGAACTGACGTAAGCTATTTTCCTATTCCTAGCGCTAGAGACTTTGCGGGTGGTCAAGTGTGGTTTAGAAAGGGTTTAAGCGTGTTAATTCCATGGCGACCACCTTACGGACTAGCAAACAGCGACGGAACGGGCGCAGAAAAAAACGAAGTGCATTTAAAAGTAGCCAAGAGTAAGCCTAAGGGCGTATCAAAAAACGGAACTTACAAAATGTTCTTAGACTTAGACCGCTACCAATACTACATGTTAGACCACAAAGGAAAACGTGTATACGCTAACAGGGGAACTTACTACAAAAAAGAAAATCAAAAAACAATAACCGACGGCATAATATCGACAAGCCAAAAATTACGCAACTTAAACACTTTTTAAAATGGATTTAGATTTAAAAATACTATGGGCTAAGAATACTATTTGGGTAGTCCGCGAACGAATCAAAAACGTAAGGGAAAAACTCGAAAAGGACAAACCAGACGCAAAGGACTACATTAACGGCGGTAAGGACAGCGAAGAACAATTACTAAAAACCGAGCTTGTTTTAATTGAAATGCAAAACGAAATAATAAGCCTAAACCGCGAGTTAAACCAACTAGCTAGACGCAACGCTCAACTAAGGGTAGCATACGACGAACTAAAAAACGAACTAAAATTTAAAGACGTAGAACTATGAAAAAATTACGTGTACTTGTAGCTTGCGAAGAAAGCCAGGCAGTAACTAAGGCATTTAGAAAATTAGGACACGAAGCGTTTAGCTGTGACTTATTGCCGTGTAGCGGTGGCCACCCCGAATGGCATTACCAACAAGATGTATTTGAGGTAATAAATAAGGGTTGGGATTTAATGATTGCGCACCCGCCATGCACTTATTTAGCAGTAAGCGGCGCGGGTTGGATGTACAATAAAGACGGAACTAGAAACGAAGAACGTTATAAAAACCAAATGGACGGCTTAGAGTTTGTTCACCGATTAATGGATTGTAAAATTGAACGCATTGCAATTGAAAACCCTATAAGCGTAATTTCTAGTTACATTCGTGAACCTGACCAAATTGTACACCCTTGGCAGTTTGGCGACGAAGCTAGTAAGTCCACTTGTTTATGGCTTAAAAATCTACCTCATTTAAAACCTACCAAAATAGTTGGCAAAGGCGAAATGAAAGAATGGGTCGACAAAAAAACGGGTAAAAAGAAACGCCAGGCGCTTTGGTATTATGAAGCGTTGCAAAAAGCTAAAACACCCGCAGAAAGACGAACGCTAAGAAGTAAAACATTTCAGGGAATAGCCGACGCAATGGCTAGCCAATGGAGCAGATTAGAAGGAATAGGAATACAAAAAAACATATTCGATGCGCTGTAAGAATTGTAAAGACAAGTTTGAGCCGATACGCTTTAACCATAAATTCTGTCTAAAAGACGAATGTATAAAAGCTTTCGTAGAAGAAGCCAAAGCGGCTCAATGGAAAAAGACTAAGGTAAAGTTAAAGAACGACCTTAAAACGACAACAGACTGGCTTAAAGAAGCGCAAAAGGTGTTTAATACTTTTATTCGTCTTCGGGATCGCGGCAAGCCTTGTGTAAGTTGCGGCGGTTCACTAGGTGAAAAGTACGACGCTGGGCATTATTTCAGCATGGGCGGACACAAAGCCGTCACGTTTAACGAAGACAACGTACACGCGCAATGTGTAACGTGCAACCGATACAAACACGGAAACTTATTAGAATACCAAATAGGCATAGAAAAGCGCATAGGCCCTGAACGTCTACTAGAATTGCACGAAAAAGCCCACGAAACACGCAAGTATACACCCGACGAATTGAAGTATATAATACACACATACAAAAAAAAGTGTTTAGAAATTAAACAATCTACTGATTAATTATTAATCAAGTTGTTAAAATTTAGTTAAAATTGTTAATTTTTTGTTAAAATTTATATTTGCATTCTATTTATGATTATATTTACATATAAGTTCATTGATAAAAAGTAAAGCTATGGTTTATTCAATTGAAGTTTGTAGCATTGATGGAGGTACAGACATACTGCAATGGCACAAACGGAAAACAAAAAGCGCAGCATTAAAACTGGCAGTTAAGTTAAGTAAGAAGCATAACGCGGAGGGCTTAAATTCGGAAGGTTGGCTTGCAAAAGAAAAAGTCTACGTCGACGCTAAAGACGAAAGGGGAGGTCTTAAAGAACGTTATTTATTTATAGATGGCGTTAAAGAATATTATTCCGATAGTTACTAATAAAACGGGGGGTGCGCATCCGTAACGCACAAAAACAAAACAGAACATGAAAAATTTATTTAAAGCGTTGGCAGCATTCCAACAAGAAGTACCTGTAATTCACAAAGGAACGCAAGGGTTCGGCTATTCTTACGCCGACTTACCCGCTATTTTCGACAAGATTAACCCGCTACTAAAAAAACACGGGCTAGGATTTACGCAAATGCTAGACACCAAAGAAGGTATCGACTACATTGTTACGCTTATTTTCCACGTAGAAAGCGGAGAGAACCTAGAAAGCAAAGTAGCAATACCACACGTAACGCTTAAAGGCATGAACGACTACCAAAGCTTCGGCTCTGGGGTTACCTATTTTCGTCGTTACGCCCTTAGTTCGTCTTTAGGACTTGTCACGGACAAAGACACGGACGCAAGCGGCGAACAAGTAAAGAAATTGCCCGCCATTGACAACAAACGCTTTCAAGATGCTTGCAAAGCAATTGTAGACGGCAAAGTAACCAAAGAAAAGATAACGTCTAGCTTTACTTTAACCGAGTCGCAAACCGAAATGCTTAACGCTATATGAATACTTTTAAAGTTAGATGCTCATCGATTGGTAAAATCATGACTTCACCGCGTTCAAAAAGCGAACTACTAAGCCAAACGGCTAAGACCTACGTCGAAGAACAAGTATTGCTAGCAAAATACGGCATTCGTAAAACCTTTAGTTCACGCTACACGGACAAGGGCAACCTAGTCGAAGACGAAAGCATAAGAATTGCAAGCGAAGCCCTAGAACTAGGGTTCTTACTTAAGAACGACGAACACTTTAGCAATGAATGGCTAACAGGAACGCCCGACGTAAACACGGACACCATTCTACTAGACGTAAAAAGTTCTTGGGACGCTACGACGTTTCCTTTCTTCGCTACTGAAATACCAAATAAGGACTATTTTTACCAATTGCAAGGCTACATGGAACTTGTCGGAAAAACCGACGCGTTGCTAGTGTACTGCCTAGTCAATACACCCGAAGACATGGTGCAAGACGAAATACGCCGCGCACACTGGAACGCTAAGTTATTAGAAGAAGACCCAGAACTTATTGAACAAGTTACAAAGCGCCACAACTTCGACCATATACCCGACAACCGCCGTGTAAAGTTCTTTGAGGTAAAAAAAGACGAACAAGTTATCGAGCAAATTAAAGAACGCGTCGAACTATGCCGCGAGTATTACGAAACCCTTTACAATTTCTTATGAGTCTAACGCCATTACCACCACATCCAAATAGGGTAAAATCTGACAAGGAACGACTAAAAGACGAACTAATTAAATTGATTGACGAACAAGAACACGAAATAACGAAAGCCGAACTAGTTTTAAAATTAAAAAACGGCCATTTAAAGTTTCAACGTGTTTACTTAAACAAATTAAAATGAACCAGCAAATAGAAGACCAAATAGTCTTACGCGTTTTGGCGCGTTTCAGCGAACGTTCGCAAGTCGGGATAAAGAAGTATAACACTACGCTAGAAAGAAGCGACCTAAGCACCTTAGAATGGCTCACACACGCCCAAGAAGAAGCAATGGACTTTGTACTTTACTTAGAACGACTAAAAGACGAATACAAAAAGAACCAAAAAGCCGCTTTAATTGAGTTGACCAATATGGAAAAGGATAAGGGGTAAAAATTGCCACATATCTAAACACGAAATGTAAAGAAATAAGGGATAGGCGCAACAACTCCCGTTTTCAATAGAACGCTGACGGCTCGGAAAGACGAGCATATTTTTTAACTAAACAACAAGAACAATGAAAGCAACGCTACATTTTGACCACGACGAAAGGGACGAGCTGCAAGACGCTATTAACGCTTGGAAATGGAAAGACATAGTTTATCTTCTGGATCAAGAACTTAGAAGCATTGTGAAACACGGATATATGGGAAACCGAGAAGCCACCGAACAAGAAATAGAAGCCGCCGACAAGTTAAGGTCAAAGCTTCGCGAATTAGTAAACGACAACAATTTAAATTTATAAAACAAAACAGAATGAAAAGAATAAACCTAGAGTCTTACAAAGACTTATTAATTGAAATGAACGAAAAGCCGCACTTTCGGTTTGACGAACTCAGCCAAAAGCGTTGGGACGTTTTTAATGTCTTAAAGACGAACGGCTACATTAAGAAGGTAGACAAAGCCCTTTACACTTGGGCAGCTAAGAAGCCAACCCGCGCAACCGCTAAACGTGTGGCAATGTTAACAATGGAATACCGCAAGTCCTGGGCATCTAGTCAAAAGGAAAAACAAACAAAGCTAGACTTTAAAACCACTAAGCCAGAACCAATGGACAAACAAGAAAACCGCGAACAATTAGCCGCAATAAGCACAATGATATTGATAACGGCGCTTTGTATTGCTATGGTCATTGCATTTATTAGTAACTTTTAAAACCAACATAATGGATAACAAACCAAACACGGGCGCAATCTTTAAGAACGACAAGAAAACGAGCCAAAACCAACCCGACTATAGGGGCAAAGTAAACGTAAACGGCAAAGAAATGGAAATAGCCCTTTGGGTTAAAACGTCTAGCGCGGGAAATACTTATTTTAGCGCGTCTTTTTCCGAACCTTACGTAGCCCCTCAAACACAACCAGTAGTGGCAAACGACGACTTACCATTTTAACTTATGATTATGTTTATTCAAGACGAAGCGCTGAGGCGTGGGCTTAAAGACCTATTGAAAACACGAAACCGAAACCAAATAGTAAACGAAATAAAAGAAAAGACGGGTAAGTTTCACCATTTTCAAATAAATAACTTCTTGAATGGCAAAGACGTAAACCTTTCAACCCTCATTAAGTTAGACGAATACCTTTACAAACACCTACACTAGTAATCAGCCCCCGTAAAAAGGGGCTTTTTTATTTAAAAAATGTCTTGTTTAATAATTAAGCTTATATTTGACTAGAATTTAACCAAATGGAAATACTACTTTACATTGCGCTTGCATGGTTTTTAACGAACTTTGAGCCACTACAAGACATGCTAGACCGCATCTTTACCGAAGTGCCTTTAAACCGCTTTACAATCTACTTGCATTCGGGCTTAGGTTGTCCTAAGTGCATGGGTTTTTGGGTTACGTGGTTTGTTAGTGGTGAATTTCTTACCGCGTGCCTAGTTTCTTTGTGTTCTTACGTTGTCGACTTATGCTTAGCGAAGCTCAATTACTAGAAATACACGGAATACTTACCTACTTAAAGCCCGAAAGGCTAAGTAAAATGCATTTGCGTAAGTTGCAAGCCATACGAAACAAGGTAACGGGTGAACGCGACGCTAGATGCTTATGCGCAACCCAGGACCGAATAAAATTTTACAATGAGTTCTTGCAATGGTTTGAAGCGAACGCTTGACGCTTACGTGTCGGCAAACTACGACGAGGTAAGGGCTTACGCTAATTACTTTTTGACTCGTTATGTCAATAATAAAAAGCTGGCTTGCTCGATGCTGAACGCTGACACTTGCATAAACAACGCTTACTTGCACGTCTTGACCATTGACACCGAAAAGACGGACGAAAACAGCGTAAAAAGCTACCTACTAAACACAATCAAATATCAAATTATCTGGAACACGTCACTAAGCCACAAACAAGACGACATTAAAAGCCAACTTCCCGACCTACTAGACGAACCAGACAACGACGAAGTGCTAGACAAGATTCAAATTGAAAACGTTTACAACTTCCGTAAATGGTGCATTCAAAAATACCGAAGTGAAATAACGGATCCTGTGGAAAAACGAATAGCCCAAGTCTATTTTGATGACAAGAAGCAAACAGCCGAGGCAATGGCCGACTTTTTTAAGGTAAGCCGAACGTCTGCCCACTACATGATTAGAGACTTAAAACTTAAAATCCGAAAAATTCAATATTGTTATGAGCGCATTTAAACTTCTTTACGCAGTTGCTACCTTAGCTTTCTTTTCCGTGGCCATAGCGTTGACCTATGAGGGTGAAACAGCCTATTTAAGAATTGCGGGCGTAGGATTAGCCGCGTATATACTTGGGCGCTTTGACGAAGAACTAACCAAATACAACCAAAATGAAAATTAAAGACGAATACAAAGGAAAAACCATAGTAACTTACGACTCAGTCCTAGGACAACGTAAAATCGAAGTAGACAAAATCGACACTAAACGTTTTACATACTATGTTTCCATGGGCTTAGGCTACCTATTCGAAAAGCCGACCATTGCTTACACGGGAATTGACCACGAAACGGCGCAAGCTGACGCAGTCGAAGAACCTAAGGCAGTCGAACCAACGGAAACACGCAAGAAACCAGCTACAAAAACACGTAAACGCAAAGTAAATGTCACAACCAATTAAAGGTGAAACTCAAGTAGCATTTATTACTAGATGCATGCAAGAACAAGACGGCGTTAAAAGCTACCCCGACAAGTTCGAACGCTACGAAGTCTGCCAAAGGGTATGGGAAACGCATAAACGCGAAGCCATGACCGCTTACGTGAAAAGCCTAAAGAAATGAAATACGCAGTTGTTGACATGGGTAAAAGCATGGCCGCTTATTGTAATGCAATACAAGACCAGCTAGAACGCGACGGGGTGCATTACGTTTTGTACCTTACCGACATGGATAACCTCATGTGCATCGAATTTGTAAGCGAAGATGAATTTTTAGACCACTTTAAAAACACGAACAAAAATGCCAAAACATAAATACATAGAGACACCCGAAAAGCTTTGGGAACTATTTGAAGCCTACAAGGACAAAGTACACTCAAACCCTAGAGTAATAGACAAAGCGCTACAAAGCGGTAAGGTAGTACAAGAAAAACTAAGAGTGCCGCTAACAATGGAGGGTTTCGAGGTTTGGGGCTTTGAAGTAGGCGTAACACTAGACCACTATTTCAAAAATAGTAATAACGCATACGACGCATATTGCCACATCTGCCAACGTATAAAGAAAGCAATCCGCCAAGACCAAATTGAAGGGGGCATGGTCGGGCAGTACAACCCGTCAATTACTCAAAGACTAAACAACTTGACCGAAAAGACGGACGTAACAAGTAATGGCGAAAACATCAATGAAATTAAGATTTCAATAATTAGACCCGACACTAAGGAAATTGAGTAACATGGTAAAAGTAAAATTTAAGGTAGTACACTACGACGCGCTGTTATTTGGACGCAAAAGTTATTTTGAAGTAATAGACCCTAGCGTAGAAATACAAGACCGCACAATTATAGTCAAGGGACATAGCGGCGAAATAGTAGCCGTATTGCCAGACCTAGACCGACTAATTTTTGTAAGTGCTGAAGCAATAGAATAAAATGGACTTACAAAGTACAATTGTATTTGAAAAGAACTACGACGCGCTTTACAACAACGAGGCGCGTTTTATCATTAACGAGGGGGGCAGCCGTTCAAGTAAGACTTACAGCTTATGCCAATTGATCCTGGTCTATTGCCTACAAAACAAAGGCGTCGTCGTTTCTATAATTCGTAAGACGTTCCCAGCGCTTAGGGCTACGGCAATGCGCGACTTTTTCGAGGTGCTTAAAGAAAGCGGCATTTACGACAAGGCTAGTCATAACATGTCCGAACACATCTACACGTTTAGTAACGGGTCTATGGTCGAGTTCTTTTCAGTCGACGACGAACAAAAGATTAGGGGGCGCAAACGTAACCTAGCGTGGTGCAATGAGGCTAACGAACTATTCTACGACGACTTCACGCAATTAAACATGCGTACCGAGTCTAAGCTAATTTTTGATTACAACCCGTCGGACTCGACATCTTGGCTTTACGACCTACCTAAACACGAAAGCGTCCTAATCAAAAGCACGTACCGCGATAACCCGTTTTTACCAGACAGCATTAAAAGACAAATCGAGGACCTCAAAAGAACCGACGAGGCCTTGTATCAAATTTACGCCCTAGGGGAAAAGGCTATAAGCAAAAGCAACATTTACTCAAACTGGACTTTCTTACCTCACAGGCCGTCACGCTTTACGGAATTTGTATACGGCTTAGACTTTGGTTATAACCACCCCACCGCGTTAGTGCGCGTCTATTGGCACGAAAAAGACATTTTCATTGAGCCCGTAATTTACGAAAGCTACCTAACAACCTCAAACCTCATCGACCGACTAGCTGACCTAAACATCGAAAAAGAAACGGAAATAATAGCCGACTACGCACGACCCGAAATTATAGCCGAAATGAACAACGCGGGTTACAATGTTCTAAATGCGAACAAGTCGGTTAAGAAGGGCATCGACAACATTAAGACCTTCGGCGTGTTCTGTCTTGAAAACGAACACCTAAAGAAAGAATACCAAAACTACAAATGGAAAAAAGTAGGCGACCAGATTCTAGACGAACCCGTGAAACTATATGATGACGCCATGGACGCGACTAGGTACGCAACGACCTACATAAAAGAACAATATTTTACCGACGACGCTTACTTCGCTTTCTAATTAAAGACGGGCGCAAATTAATATAGTTATGGCACAAACAATAATAGCACAACCCCAAAGCTTTACACCCGCATACAACCCTGTAAAGTTTATAGTCGACTCAACTAACAAGAACCTAGACGGCTTCAAGTACATTTTTGACGTATACAACGGCGCAACCCTAATCGGTCGCTTTAAAATCTTACCAACCTTTAGCACGGGGTACGGCGAAATAGACCTATCCAAGTTCCTAAGTTCATACGTTAGTTGGGATTTTGAACCTAGCGTGTTAACAGACTACGACGCGGCAAATTGTTATTACAACTTTCAAGTAAAGACGGGCGAAGAATACCTAGCGCAGTTCAATTACACCTCAGCGCTTACCAACTCGTCGGGTAACGTGCGCGTAAATGTCACAAATACATTCGCAATTGGTGACCAAATAAACATAACCCAAGACGACGGCGGTGCGGCTAACCCATTACTAGAAGGCTTACATTCCGTAATCAATTCTAGCGGCTCATGGTTCGAAGTTAGCGTGCCATGGTCTAGCGTAACAGATGCCAACGTTAACGGGTCTGTCGTTTATGCTGACCAACGCAAAGTAGTAACCTACGACGTTACTACATTTTCAACAAAGAACGTGTTTAACGGCGCGCGTTCGTTCGTTCAATTCACTACATACGACCAAGACCAATACAACCCAAACAGCCCGACGAAAGAATGGCTAACCAACCAACCGCAAACAGAATTTAGCGCAACCCTAGGCCAAGACTTATGGCTTAACGTAAGGGGTCGCGTAGGTAAAAAGATAGTCTTTGAAAACGACAACGGCGACATGTTCTTTAAGCTACTCACAAACAATACAACCATTGAGGGTGTCGCAGTAGGCCCGAACAATTACGGAACGCTTACGGGTACGGGTCAGCTTATAACCCCAACAACTAAGTATTACGAATTTTGGTACGACGACGCGGGGCAAAGTTCTGTTAAGTACCGCGTAAACATCGACAGACGCGAAAGCATTACCGAATACGACCTAGCCTTTCTGGATCGGATGGGTTCAATGTCAAGCTTTGCGTTTCAACTTAGAGCCATAGAACGTGGCGAAGTACAACGCGACGAATACAACCAGGACGTGAAAGGGTTTGTAAGCGGTGGCGAATGGACGTACAATACAACTGAGTTCGGGAATAGCACGTTTAACCTAAACAACGTCAAGACATACGAACTAAACACGAATTGGCTTACAGACGAAATGAGCGTTTACTTTGAAGAACTCACAACCTCACCGCAAGTATTCATGAAGCGTGTTGAGTATAGCT